ATCACCAATAAATCCGAATAGTTTGTCAAAGAATCTTCTTAATCCCATTAGCCTTTACCCCATTTAATATCTTTGACTGTTTGGGCTGCAAAGTTCATACCATCATCGGTAGAAAAGAATTGTTTTTGTCTATTATCGTTAGTTAATCTTCCTGCTGTTTTCTCAAAGTCTGCCCAATGTGAGGCTGCTTGTATATCTACATCTACAGAGTTGGTATCTTCTGATATCTCAAACTGTGTAATCAATCCCTGAAAGATATTAATAGGGTCACCTATAATAGTTCCATCTGTATCTATGACAGCACGATAAATGGTAACTGATTTATTAATCCAGTCTTGATTTAAGACAATGGATATATAGGATTGCTCAACACCTGATAATCGAATATTTAAAGTATTAACATTTAAATCCCTAGTTTCTCTTGGGCTTCCTATCTCTAATAAATGGCTAGATGCTGAATAAGTATTTGAGTTGTATTCTATGTCGTGAAAGTAATCAGTTACTCTTACAGTTGTGGTAAAACCAAGTACCACAAGATTAGCCATTTTGATTGAGTCTGATTGTAGTGCTGTAATCGTATCAGCGTGTATTGTCCGTGCCATTAGACAACCTCAATCATATCCACTTCAAAGGTATAGTATTCGTTAGCGTTTAATGAATACTCCTGAATGTCATTGTTTAACCTCATCGTAAATGTAATGTTATCGTAGCTGACTGTTTCATCATTAGCGAGTGCAGTAGTTAAACCAGGTATGATATTGAGTGTACCAGCACCTGTTAAATCGCTAGTTACCATATAGACTTTATTATGTCCAAATTTAACAAAGTCTCCTGCTTTTATAGTCCCACTAAATCCATCGACTGAAATAGTATTATCACCTACGCTATGCGCACCATCTACTTGCATTGTGCCTGAAATATTGCCTTGAGCATCACTTATAACAGGTGGCTGAATAGTAAAAGTGCTGTTTTGTCCATCCTGACTGATAACAAAGGCATAGACTGGCATAAATTCTTCCCTTGTAAGGGGGTTATATTGCGCTGTAAACGACCATCTCTGCGTTCCTATACTCCTAGCCTGCCTACGACCAGAACGTGTCTCAGAAACGAGATTAGAGTGCCTAGAAGTGATATTTATAGCACGAAATTCAGGTGTTGTGGGATAGCTTCCACTCATACTAGATTTCTCCTACCAGAATTGTTAAGGGCTTGGTTAACCATACCTATAATCTGTCCTCTGCGTTTATTAAGTAGTTCGTCAAAGCCTGCTGTATCGTTAGCTGTGATATTAAAGGTAACATTAGCAACATTACCGGCATTATTGACTGTTTGTTGTCTTAATTGGTCATTAGGTGTAACAAATCCACCTTTACTACCCATTGTTAGTAATTCTGGACCTCTTTCACCAACTAAATATGTTTCACCACCTCTTACTTGCCCACCTAATGCTGGACCAATAATCGGTATGCCTGCTAATGCTTCATACGCTTTCATAGCTGCTGAATAACTAGTAGATATAATTTTACCTGCGTTAGTTGATAAAAGTGCATCTTTTGCCTTAGTTGCAAAGCTAATTTCTTGACTGCTAACTTGTTGTGTCGTTTGTAATTGTTGTTGCATCATGGCATTAGTATTTGCCATAGATAAACTTCTTTGATTTTGTAAATCAGCATAAGTTTGAGTGCTTGTATTTATTTGTTGTAAGCCATCATTTAGCTGTTGTAATTGTGCATTTTGTGTTACTAGGGCTTCAGTCGTAATATTGACATTGTTTCCTAATGCTTCTTCTAGTGCATTTAATTCTGTTAACTGATTGTTAGCCTCTTGTATAGCTAATATATTTTGTTGGACTGCAACTAATTCTTCTCGTTGTGCATCTGTTAAATCACCTCTTGCTAATAGCACTCTTATTTCTTCACTAGCTGCTAATACATCTTCTATATTGCTAGGGTCTAAATTACTTAATGTTAATCCAAATGCACCTAATGCTAAATCGCTACCTTGTAAAGATACAGATGCTCGTCTAAATAATCTTTCGTATTCAGCACCTTGTTTGTCCAATGCTTCATTTGCACGATAAATTGCTTGTTCTAATTCAATCATGCCACCTGTAATTAATACTCTAGCAGCATCTCTATTAACATTAGCTAAATGTACAATTCTGTCTGAATAAGCACTAACAACGCCATTTGAGATAGTTAAAATATCATCTAATCCCTCAACTGTATCTAATAATTCTTCAAAAGCATCTTTTCCACTCATTAAGCTAGGTAATAAAGCACCTGCAACTGCACCAGCAATAGCTATAACAGCACCATAAGCAGCACCAGCAGGACCAAAGGCAGAAGCAATTTGTGGACCTTGCATACTCATAATGCGCAAAGCATCAGTTCCCATACCTGCTTGTACAGCGACATCCTGAATCTGATAGGAAAGGTTACGCATATCAACACCTGCGCCTCTTATAGGTGCAACTGTGCCTCTTGCTGCTGTGCCAACTGCTTGTGTTGCCTGGCTAGCTTTTGTACCTGCTGTAGCGTTTTGATTAAGTGAGCGAGTATAATTATCTACATTCTTCTTAGCTTGAGAAGTTTCTGCTTGTAGTAGTAGATTAATTTGTGCCATGCTATTTCCTGTTTCGTGCTAATTCCATTATAGCCCTAATTTCCCAATCATCTAATACGATGCCTGTTAATTCCATATAATTAGAGATTTCTGTATAAGTATAATCCATAAGAGAACTATACGCATTGAAAACATAGTTTAACTCATGTCTTAATTGAGGCGCATTAGCAAGTTCTTTAGGTTTCTTGCCGGTTGATTTCTCTACTTGTTTAAATGTTTCTAAACGACTAATTTTTGAGCCTTCAGGGATGCTATTTACCCAATAACACCATTTGCCATAATCGACAAACTCATCAATTAGCCCTGAGTAAAATTTTCTCGCCTACCTACAAACTCTAATAGCTGTTGTACAATAAAAGGTGAGTTTTTATATAGATTCCTGGCATTATCTTTAGTGCAAGGATAATCCTTCTTGCCATCCTTAATGCCTTTCCAATCTATAGTACATTCAACAAGGGCTTCAATATCTAAGGCATCAAAATCTAAATCTTCTATTTTGCCAGATGCTCTAGCAGATAATAGCTTAGATGTTTGCTTTTTCTTTTGGCTTCTCCACTCCTTAGAATCGATGCCTTTTAACTTAATAAAAACATCAGTCAACTTACCATCAACAGGTGAGAGTATTTGACACTCTGCACCTGTTTCATGGTTATCGACTGTCTGCAAATCAGACAGTTCCATATTTACTCCTAATTAGGCAGCAGTCCTAGTAATGACTAACTGACTTGCGTCAGATGAGCTATATAAAGCTACAAAGTCCATTGTTACTGTTACTGAGCCTTCGCCTGATACATCTGGTTGACCAGAATTGTATTTCACATTAGGAATATCAATCTGGATATCATTACCATCAACATCAGTAAGTGTTAGTACGATTTCACTAGCAGTTTCATTTACAAACTTCTCATAGAGAGCTTTGCTGTCAAAGTATGTAGTTAAAGTGCCAGTTACTCTTGATTTGCCTATAGATGGTCTATTGGTAGTAGCAGAACCTACACTAAATAGTGGTTCTAAGCCATTCTCAACAGTCATTTCTAGGCTGGTTACAGTTGCAATGCTTGAGCCACCTTCTGTAATTGAACCTGTAAAGGAATCAAAAGGCGTATTGCCTACATCAGCAGAATAAGTAGATGATGCGACTTCAGCAGTTGCTAAAGTAATATCTTTACCTACTACGCCAAAGGTAGCCATTACCATTGCGTTAGGGCTTACTGATAAAGACATTGTATTGAATTCACAGCCTGTATGTCTGTGATATTCAGCAGTATCTAAATCAGCAAACTTTCGTTCTATGGTAAATGAGCGTCTGGTAGAGCCACTTTTAAGGACATTCGTTGTCCAAGTTCCACACATTACAGCTTCTAGTACATCGTCAAATGCACCATATTCTAATTCTGCTGTAACATCTCCACCGATTGTTTTATTACCATGTCTAAAATCTTCTACTTGCCTGTCACCACGCAATTTTTCTGACTCAATGGCATCCTTCGTTAGAGCCAAAGTCGTTCCTGTATGTGGCATTGGTGTCCAGGTAGGCGTAGAAGGAGTTGTGCCATAGCTACTTTCTGCTACGAAATGTAGGCTATGTTGTGCGCCATTTGCTATCGTCATGTTCTTGCCTCAGTATATGATTGAAAATCTATGGAAACAGGCACAAAGTACCATGCTTCCTCTCTTATGGCAGAGCCTATGCTTACGCTTCGTACTCTGACATTCACACCATTATACGACATAACTGTGCCTCTTTTGAAATGGTCTGCAATAGAATCTGGTAAAGTTGACCTACCTTCTCCTGCTGGTTGAACCACATCAATTTGTAAGATGCCATTTGTTTCGTCTTTTCCTGATGTGCCTAACGATGCCTGTAGGGTTTCTACAGGTATCATGTTAGCCCTTAAATAAGCACTACCAGTAGTAGGCTCATAGTTAATATTGGGATATGCAATATCTGGTGCGCCTGACAAAGTGCTTAACTGTGTCATTAATGCTGCCTCAATATCGTTAAAAAATGTACTCATTTAATCCTCTTAGATTGTCTATCTAACATAGATTGTAATCTTGCTATATTTTTTCTTACCATACCTTGTGGTGCTTGACCTGAATAGCCATACTCTATTCTTTCTGCGTAAGGTAAATTATTCATAAGGTAAAAGGTATGTCCTAGTCCCATTAATTGTATATCTTGTGATATTTGACCTATGGTTGAATTACCTATTTTATCTGTTCTTTTAGTGGTTCTGTTATGTCTTTTATCAACAGATGCCATCCAATTACCTCTTAAACGACCTGTGTCAACAGGCGTATCTTTAATAATAGCACTTGATAAATCAAATAAAGTTCCTCGAACTACTTCATCAGTTTGCTTGCCAAGATTAATCGTATAATTATGCATATCTTGTTTATAAGTCATTTGCGTACCTGCAATGTGCTTAATACTTTAGTACCACTAGGATTAATTTCCTCAACAGATACAACTCGATAGCTTTCTGAGTTAATGCTAACTTTATCACCTATCTGATAGCTGTATTGTTCTGCTATGACTCGTCTATCTCCTGCTTGTATAGACTCTAAGGCTCTTTCCCTATCGTTATAGTCAAAAATAGCGCAGAATTTACTAAAGTTACTTGTTGATTGGCTTGTTTTGCCGGTTGCAGGATTGTATGCACCATCTGTAGTTCTGGTAAATGTATATTCTTCCCCAAACCTTTGCAGCATCTTTAGTGCTGTGGCTTGCATTTTCTCGTAGTCAAATGCACCTTGAGCCATGTTAAGCTCTCGTTACTGTTTGAGGGGATATGATTAGTTTCTTAAGTGCGTAAGTTAATGCAGGAGTATCTGTCTTGCTACTGCTATTATTAGCATAGGTTACAGATATATCTCCTATACTTTCACTAATGGTTCTTCTATCTACTGTTGCAAGATTAGAATAACCAAGATGTTCTATATTGATTTGCTCGTAAAGGGCTATCTTTAGTTCTTTAGGGATTTCATTGGCATCGACATAATAACCATCAATAATGACATCAGTTCTAGGAAATTGTAAAGGTTGTGTTTCGTTAGCTTTTCTGCCTTGAAAGTTCTGCCTTTCTATAAAGTCCATTGCTCTGTAGATATGCTGAGTCACTTTTGCATCAT